TATGCGAGGCAATAAATCTTTTAATATTAATAAATGGAATGCAATTAATTACTGGAGAAAATTAATTGATGGAGAAACTTTAGTAAGAGAAGAAGTAGGAGTGTTGTATGATTTTATACAAGAGATTGGAAGAGGTTGGCGTAAGATTGATTCGAAAAATTGGTCTACTATACATCCTAACGAACCATTAAATTTAGAAAAATTATATCAATGTGGATTAACCTCTACAGAAAAAGAATGGTGGAAAGTTTTAAATAGAAAATTTACATCTAGAGACTTGGATTATTTTGAAAATGTGTTAAGTAAAGGAATTGAACTTAATGACAAATCAAACATCATTATCGACACTATCCACGCAGTTAAAGGAGGTGAAGCAGATAATGTTCTTATTTATGAAAAAGCTAATTGGCCTTCTAATTTTTCAAATAAAAATGGTGTGGAAAAAATGGCAGAAGCTCGTGTTTGGTATACTGGAGTTACTAGAGCAAAGAAAACACTTCATTTTTTATCTACTAATCATGAGTATTATTTCCCTATTGGCAAAATATTATCTAACTATGTAAGGAGCAAACATGACAACTAAAGAAGATCTTGAACGAGTGTTTCCATCTAATAGACAAGAAGGTGGGGATCATTATAGTAAACATACAATACAGCCCTATACATTTATAACAGAAAACAATCTTTCTTTTTTTCAAGGAAACGTAATTAAATATGTAGTGAGATATAAAGATAAAAACGGAATAGAAGATTTAAAAAAAATAATACATTATTGTGAATTAGAGATTGAGCAAATGCGTAAAGGACATAACAAATAATGTCTACTAAACCTATAGAAATACATACAAATTTATTTGGTAGATTAAAAGAACATAAAGTATCTATTCATAATGCAGTAGATGTAGGTTGTTATAAAGGAGAATGGTCTAAACGATTAAAAAAAAGTTATCCGACAGTAAATTTATATTTAATTGATGCTTCTGATACATATGCAAAAGAATTAAATGAATTAGGAACTTTTATTAGTGCATATGTAGGTCAAAATGAAGAAGAAAGAGATTTTTATCATAGTGATAAAAGTGAAACAGGAGACTCTTTGTATTTAGAAAACTCTAATATTAAATTTAATTCTAAAAAAATTAAAACTAAAAAATTAATGGATATAATTCCATTTCAAAATTATGATTATATAAAAATGGATGTGCAAGGAGCAGAACTAGAAATTATAGAAGGTTCTTTACCTTTATTTACAAAAACAAAATGGGTTCAATTAGAATGTCCTGTTCATCCTAATAATAAAGGAGCTCCTAATTTTGCACAAATTATTAATTACATGGCAAATAGTGGATTTGAAACTTTTGATATTGAAAATATATTTTACAATGGTAAATTAATGTGTATAGATTTTCTTTTTAATAATATTACTTTGCCTAAAGTAACTTCATTAGAATTACAAACATTAGAATATAAAATAAATTAATGATTAATAAAGTAAATTGTTTCGGTAATGATATTTATCTTCCTGCTTGTGATCATTTTATTCAAGCATCTATTAAAGATACGGGCGGTTGGGAAAAGAAAATACATGAATGTTATTCTTCGTTCCTGACAAAAGATTCCGTTGTAATAGAAATAGGAGCTCATGTAGGAACTCATACGGTTGCTTTGGCAAAATTATGTAAGCATGTGTACACGTTTGAAATACAAAGATTTTTAAATCAATTATTAAATTTTAATGTAATTAATAATGGTTGTTATAATGTAACTACTTTTTTTGAAGGAATTCATAATTACAATGCTGTAAAACAAGTAGAGGAGCTCGAATACAATAGAGTGTTTAACACAGGAGCTCTGACTATTGAATCTTTACATAAACCATGGGGTTATCCAATTATGGTTACAAAAATAGATACAAAATTTAATTATACGTTTTTAAATAGATTAGATTTACTTAAGATTGATGCAGAGGGTGTAGAAAGAGATATTATTAAAGGTGGATTACAAATAATAAAACATTTCAAACCAAGAATATTAGTAGAGTTTGATGGTGAGCCCGATAAAAACGAAATGAAACAGTTGCTTTCAGAATATCAATGGGAAGACATTATTGATTATCATTTAGATGTTCCAAATCAAATGATGTTAGGAAGTTATATAACTAAATGACTACACAATTAACATTTACACAGACTGAAAGTGACTGGACACCGCCCACCGAATACCCAGACTTAACTAACAGATCTGTTATCGCAATTGACTTAGAAACAAGAGATCCAGATATAAAACAAAAAGGACCAGGTTGGGCTACAAAAAATGGAGAAGTGGTTGGAATTGCTGTAGCTGCAGATGGATTCAAAGGATATTTTCCTATTGCACACGAAAAGGGACCAAACTTAGATCCTGGTATGACTTTAAAATGGTTTGCAAAAATGATGGCGTCAGATGCAGACAAGATTTGTCATAATGCTTCATACGATATTGGTTGGTGTAAAGCTATGGGTATTAAAGTGAACGGAAGAATTATTGATACGATGTTAGCTGGAGCTATTATAGATGAAAACAGAAGAGGTTATTCTTTAAATGCATTATCTGCAGAATATTTAGGCGAAGTTAAAGTAGAAACAAAATTAAGAGAGAAAGCAGAAGAATGGGGTCTTGATGCAAAGCAAGATTTATGGAGATTGCCTGCAAGCTTTGTTGGAGAGTATGCGGAACAAGATGCTGAATTAACTTTAAAGTTATGGAGAAAATTTGAAACAGAAATAAGAACTCAAAACTTACAAACTATATTTGATATGGAAACTAAATTGTTACCAATCTTAATTGAAATGCGAGAGCATGGAATCAGAGTTGATTTAGAAAAAGCAGATAAAATGAAAAAAGTTTTTGTTCAAGAAGAACAGAAAAAAGTTAAAGAAATCAAAGATTTAACAGGAATTGATGTAGAAATATGGGCAGCAGTATCTTTATCGAAAGCTTTTGACGCACTTAAAATACCTTATGATCGAACAGAAAAAACAAAAGCCCCTAGCTTTACATCTAATTGGTTGTTAAATTGCACTCACCCTTTAGCTAAACTTGTAAGAGAAGCTAGGGAGATGAATAAATTTCATTCAACATTTATTGATAGTATATTTAAATATGAACATAAAGGACGAATTCACGCGGAAATTAATCAGTTACGTAGTGATAATGGGGGGACTGTTAGCGGTAGGCTTTCTATGTCAAACCCAAACCTCCAACAAGTACCAGCAAGAAACAAAGAATTTGGAAAACAAATTCGATCATTATTTTTGCCTGATGAAGGAACCAAATGGGGTTCATTCGACTACTCTCAACAAGAACCAAGACTTGTGGTGCATTATGCATCTTCAGTCGATTCAGGATTCGAAGGATCCTTTGAATTAATTAAAGCATATGAAAAAGAGGACACGGACTTTCACCAAGTGGTTGCTGATATGGCTGATATACCTCGATCGCAAGCGAAGACAATCAATCTTGGGCTCTTTTACGGAATGGGAGCAGCGAAGTTATCGCGTGAACTTGGTATTGATACGGAGTCTGCGAAAAATCTTTTAGCAGAATATAATCGTAAAGTACCTTTTGTAAAACAATTGGCTAATCGTTGTATGGCAGTTGCAGATAAAAAAGGTTGTGTGGTGACGATACGAGGAAGACATTGTCGATTTAACATGTGGGAACCAAAATCGTGGGGTGTATATACTCCAATGACATTGCAAGAGGCATCTTCTAAATACGAAATGCATCAATTGAAACGTGCAGGAACTTATAAAGCATTAAATAGATTGATACAAGGCTCAGCAGCAGATCAAACTAAACAAGCAATCATAGACTGTTACGACAACGGCCACAGGCCACTGTTACAAATTCATGATGAACTTTGTTTTAATATTACATCAGACGAAGATACAAAAACAATTCAATCAAAAATGGAACACTGTTTAGATGATGTACCCATGAAAGTCCCTTCAAAAGTAGATATTGCGATAGGTGACAACTGGGGTGATGCAAGTTAAACTATAGTAATGACAAAATTTCTTAGCCCAGACACTATTGTTGGTCAATGTCCTAATTGTAGAAGAGATACAGTGTTTGATGCTACAGAAGATGTAAATATTTATACTTGCGGACTTTGTTATAAGAAAGCAAAACAATGGAAAAATGGAAAAATACATTGGGCAGTTATTACTGACGATCAGCCTTATGTAGATTACCTTTAAGCGAAAAATATCCTTATAACAACATTCAATTTTAGGTTGTTTGTACTACTACTAACTATTTAACCAGCAAAAGCGTGTATTTCGTAATCTGTGCTATTGCCATTTGCAGTTTCAAAATCTGATCTTGCAATCAGCTCTCTAACAACATCTTTAATTTGTCGAGAGATTGTCTGCATTTCATTTGTCACTTTGCCCTCTTCCATGAACTTAGTGTTCCAAAGAGACTCAAGAGCCATTTTCTTTGCTAAAAGTGACTGAGACGTTCTTACCATTCTCTATCTCCTCTATAGTTACTAAACATAAATGTTTAAGTATACCTGCTGAATCCTTTTGAATTTTTACATTGTTAGAATTCAGCTGTTTAATGAAGTTATCAACCGCCTGCTCATCTGACTCGGCCTCAACTTTATGATCGAGGTACGCTCCGAGATGTCGAGCTTGGATACGATACGACTTCATGGGATAATTTTAACTCCTTTTTATTGAAAAATCAAGTTTTTTTGCCTTTTGTGGTTTCGATGCACCATAATTCTCCATTGGTAATTGTCAAGCCATTTCTTTCTAAAACAGCCCTAATTTCAATACCTTTTTTCTTACCAGCATTATCACAATCACCTAAAGACTTGTAATGAACAACAGGATCTTCCCAAAAATTCATACAAGATTCTCCCCATTGATTGTTATCCGAAAAACAAATTAAACCAAACAATGCAAAAGTTTTTAACATTTTTTACTTGACCTTTCCTTATCATAACCTATATACATGGGATATGAATAAAACTTTAACAAATAGAGAACGTCTAATCTCTAAACTAAAACCTCTCGAGAAGAAAGGTAAAGTTACAATCAATTATGACACAGGCGAAGTAACATTACTAGGAAAATCTAAAGAAGAAAATCGTGACATACTTCAACGATTTATGTATTCGGATCCTAGAACTTGTTTACAAATAATGCAACAAATGTATGGAGAAACAAATGACAATAACCAAAGCTAAAAGTGTTTGTTTTAAATTATTCGTACGAGAGATTGATGATATCTTGAGTAAGATACACAATAAAAGTGTGGATGGCGATCCCTTAACGGAAAACCACCCAGAATGGTTTAGTGCTAGAGAAAGATTAATTAGCATTAAAGTCGGTGGACCACACTTCGGCACTTTCCCCATAAACTTTCAACTTGCAAATCATTTAATTTTATCTGAACTAGCACACAGAGAAGATTATTGTAAAGAACATCATGATGCGTATGTTGAAAAGATGAGGTTAGTAAATTAATGGATAATATCGGTTTAGCTATATTTGTTTTATTCTTACTGTTATTTCCAAAACTATGTCTAGGATTACTTGCAGCAATTGCAGCATTTATTTTTGGCACAACATTTTAAGGAGAATATGAAAAAAAAATTAGAAAATGAAGATGCTATGTTTGCAAAACATCAAAGAGACTGGCAAAGACAAGTACAAAAATTTATGATTAAAGGTATACAACTTCATGAAAAAATAACTAATCAACCCATGATTTCAGGAATGCAAGAAACTTTGTTGTTTAGCATTATGTGGATTGAATTTGTAGAAGCATATAAAAATTTAAGCCCTACCACGTTAGATGAAGATGTGGATTTTCTAAAACATATGTTTGCTAAAGTCATGGAAGGAGATATTCCATTCAAACGAAGATGGCAGGATGGCGACGGATATGATGTTGGCCCTGCTGAAAATTTATACAAAAAACATACCATTAACTAAGGAGAAAAAACAATGGACATTAATAAATGGAAAAGTGTTGCTGTAAAAAAAGAAACGCACACACTTTTAACCGCACTCTGCACTATCAAAGAAAGGAATCCAGCGCGAATGATATCCAAACTGGTCAATGATTATGTAGAAATACTTGCAAAAAAGAACAAGCGATCGTTAGATGCTTATCGAAAGGAACTTCTTAAAAAAGGTTCTGATGCAATTAAGTAAAATAAAAGATATATCAAATTGTACGGTGAATATCATTGAAGATAATCAACCTGGGGTTTATTTTCTTTTTGATAAGGATAAAAAACTTATTTACATTGGAGAAAGTAAATTCCCTTTGATTCGAATACTCGATCATTATCATAAACATTATAAAATTCAGAAAGTGGGTGGTCGGCGATCTGGCTTTCAACAAAAAGGTATTGGTCCTGTATTTCATTATTTTAGAACAATGCATGTACAATCCGAAGATTATAGAATCCGACAACATTATGAAAAGCGATGGATCCGAAAATATGATCCACCTTTAAATTATAATACGAGAGCACTTGGTTATGATTTATCTTGGAAAGAAATTAATTCTTTTATTCATGTGTATGAATCTTTTTTTAAAGCACAGATGACTTGGTCTCGTTATTTAAATGATGAAGTGTGTGCGAAAAGAGAAAGTTACATTACATTGAAAGCAAGAAAAAGAAAATTACGATATAACGCAACAGGGAGGTAGCATGAAAAAGAAAAATATCGATGGATATTACTTTGATGGAAAAGATACTTGGATTCTATACAAAGTCGATAACAAAATCATTAGAAAGAAAATGAAACGTGCCTAATATAAAAGGACAAGAAATTATCTGGAAAGGTAAATCCATTATATGGAAAGAAACATTGGTAGAAAAAATTATTAAACAAAGGAGGTTACGCCATGTCATACTATTGGAAGGAGATGAAACGACGATACGAAAAGATGAGAAAGCAATTAAAGAACACATTAGAACGTATTACTTATGAGAATCGAAAAGTGTTGGAATCGGATTGGGATAATAAACAAGATGAAATTTGGACTAATGTTTGTATTCTTTTATGGGGTGTTGCTGCAATCATTATTTCGGTAACTTTATTTTAATATTTTATGACTGAATTTACGAAAGGTATATTTGTATTTTTAAAACTACAGCTACAGCATAGCTCATTGGCTCGAGCAATTATTTATACGGTAGGTCATATTTTTATTGCATCTTTATGTAATATTTTTATAACGGGTGCTGAATTACATTTAGCAACGGCCGATGCAATTATTGAGCCATTTATTAACGGAATCTGGTATTACTTACTAGATAAAACTTGGAGTAGGAGGATCTATAAATCATGAAAGAATACGAAATCTGTGACACCTGTAAAGGGAATCATTACGAGACGGACGAAAACGGGAACTACCATTTATGCGGTGGCTGTGGAGGAGTAGAGAAGGAGAAGGAACACTCGACACTGGCCACTGGAATCGATCCATATGATAAAGACTAATATGAAAAACAAAGTAAATAAAAAACATATGGAAGAAGTGTTAGAACTCCTTGCGAATCGTTTAAACAAAATAGAATATGCTCAGGTGACTTCTGCTATGTCTATGTTGTTTATTGGACACACTTTTGGCATGTCTGAAGATGGGTTTGAGTTTATTAATTTAGCTATTCAATCAAGAAAATCGGCTCATGAAAAAAGAATTTTACGAAAAAAAGAAGATGTAAGGTCTTTACAAGCTAAGATAATTAAGTTAAGAAAGAAGGATTAAAACACTATTTTTCCCTAAATGGTGAGTTAATTTGCTTTGATTTGTTGAGGAGGATTATATTTTACCCTTTGTTAGTCCTCCTCGACTTCTATTGCATTTCCCCCCAAAATCAACTAATCCTCGAATAAACATGGAGCTACATGAATTTAACAAACAAGGTGTTAAAAGTATTAGGTATGGGGTTGTCGAATGAGATGCTTAAAACAGATTTGACTCCAGAAGTGAAACTGTGGAGAGCAGTATTGACTATGGCAATTGAAGATGTGCTAAATACAAGTCAAACGCGAAACGAATCTATTGCAAAAGCACAAGCGCATGATTGGTTCGTAGAGAACTCTAATGACTTCCAGAATGTATGTTATAACGCTGGTTTAGACGCTGACTGGGTACGGGATAGGTATATTTTGGCACTGGACACTGGGATAGTTAGATTCACTCAAAAACAACATCTTTTTGTCCGATATTTCACTAAATACAATCAACTTAAGGAGGAAAAAGACCAAAATGTACGTAAAAAACTACAAAAGATTATTGAAGAACTGCGCAAAAAGCTATTTAAGAGCTAGAAATCCACAATTTAAAAAATTTTGGAAAAACCTTTACTTTAGGATTAAATACAGATATGCTAACTAGTGACTATGTGTCGAACAATCAACATGGGGAATATGATGAAATATTCCTTTAATAATAAAAACGGATACCGATTCGTTGATACCAGACCTCTTTGTGCTAACTGCAGGGAAAAGAAAGCTGACTTCATGAAAGATAATTATTTTTTCTGTGGTGAATGTGCTTTAGAAATGCATGAAAGCAAAAAAACAACAAAAGAATACCTTATTTCACAAAAATTACAAAAGACTGACCTCTAAATAGATATTTTTACCCTTTTACTACTTCACTACCTCTAAAAAAAGTCTGACATACGTGACAAAACCTCTATTTTAGACATAAGACATTGAATATATTGAATAATACTCTGTCACAAACACTCTAAATATGTGACATAGACCTGACATACCTGACATAAACTACCTTGTGGGATGAACACCTAAATGGTTTGAGAATATTAAAAAGGTTAAAAATATCTTATTGGACTAGAAAAACTTGACCGATTTAAGTATGATGTGGCAATGCCTAAAAAAGCTAATATATTAAAAACTGTACATGAATTAACTCCAAAACAAAGAAAGTTTGTGGATACACTTGTTGCTAATTGGGGTTCTATATCCAAATCTAAAGCAGCGGAAGAAGCTGGTTATAAATCAAAAACTAAAAACGGTTTATCTGAAATGGCTTCAAGATTAACAAATCCAAATTTAAATCCTCACGTAGTTAGATATCTTGAAAAGAAATTGGCACAAGAAGAAGCAAAGTATGGAAACAAACTTCGTTCTTTTAAAAGATTAGAAAAGTTTGGCGACTTAGCCGTAGATAAAAATCAATTTGCAGCAGCAATCAATTCTGAATTCAGACTAGGACAACTAGCAGGAATGTATGTAGATAGAAAAGAAGTAACCCATAATATGTTGGAGGGTATGTCTCGTGAACAACTTGAAAAAAGGTTATCCGAATTGGAACAAAAGATCGGTGATGCCAAAAATATCATTGACGTCACGCCAGAAGAAATTATGGAAGAGTAAAGAACCTTCTGATTTTTTTCTGTTGTTTAATGAAATACATAATTCTCATTTAATGAGTACTAACGTAGGAAGGGTAAGTGTAAAGGTAGATGGCAAAAAGAAAAATAACAATAAATAAAAAATCAAAAGATTGGAAATCTCGTTTCCCTCTCGTTGAAATAACGTGGGTAGACATTTGTAGTGATTCCTCTTGGAGATCCCTGAAAGAGCTGTCTGATTCTGAGCTGCCAAAATGTGTTACGAAAGGTCATCTGTTTAGTCAATCCAAAGGTGTTACAAGAGTGTTTGGAGATTATAGTTTAAATGCAAAAGGTGACATAGACGAGATAGGAAACAGTACAATTATACCTAATTCTGTCATTGAAGAAATTAAAAAAATATGAAAAAACATACTAGACAAATTATCTTTTCTGTTTGGGTAATCATTATTTTATTCGTTGCCTTGACCTATTTAAAATGGCTCTAAGAAAACGCGAATCTAAGCTGTTTGATCGTATCAAGAAGAATATTAAAAACGTACATTTTACAAGGATAGAAAGCTCAACTATCAACGGAATACCTGACGTACATGGCACTGGTTCTGGTCATTCTTTTTGGCTTGAATTGAAATCTAATACAGGCAAGTTTCAGAAGCTTGATAAATTTCAAATCGCTTGGTGTTACGAAGAATACCGACATGGCGGTAGAGTTTTTATTCTGTATCAGGCCCTCTCGCAGGGAGCCCTAGAACTTTACAGCGTGCAAGGTATCCCTACGGATAGTAAAAACCTCGTTCTCGTACACTCGCTACCCGACCCTGTTCCCGTTTCCCGTTGGGATGAGCTCAGGTCCTTCCTGATCCATCACTAGCATCCTCCCAGATGGTGAGCTGCAGCGTGGTCGGTATCCCGTTTCTCGTTCTCGTTTGCCATTCCCGTTTCTCGTTTATTAACGGACACCGCAGGAGCGTCCTTCGCAGCTCAGGATGCGGATGGAAAGAGTAGCTCAGATCCCGTTTCCCGTTTGACAAAGAACAACAGATTGGTTAGGTTTTGGTAAGGAGCAGCAGGACCAGCTCCAGAGGAAATTCAAATCCCGTTTCTCGTTCTTACACGGCTTGGCGTGTAATAACTAATAAGCAGCAGGAGCGTCCTTCGCTGCGAAGCTCAGTCCCGTTTTTCGTTGGTCGGTGGCGAAAGGCAAATGGTTAGGGAACACAGGACGCCATCCTTCTGGCAGCTCAGGAAAAAAAATAAAAATTAGCTCTTGACATTGAGGATTACATATCTTATGTAGATGGGATAACTTTAACAAAGGAGAAAACAATGACAAAACCACAACAGTTCGTCTACTTCAAAGATTTACAGAAGGGGGACGTTATCAAAACGAATCACTTACATCCGCTGCATCATGTGACTGCGAAGGTGATGGAATCACCGCGTCAGGGTAAAGGAGTCAAGAAGACACTTCTGTGTGAAGTCCACGGTACTCAGCTGGGATTGTTTGATGAAGTAGGATCTATCTACAGCAAACAGGCGCTGCTGCGTTTGAATGCCGACAACACAACTTGGAGCAGGATTCTTCATGACTAAGATGGATGCACCAGAAGCGGGGCAGGAATATCTCTTGGTTGGGGGATCCAAAGATAAATGCATTGCCAACGGCAACAGCTGGTCTGAGAGTAAGGTGAAGAAACGTTACCTCGTTCTCGTATCAGATCTCGTTGCTCGTAGGGTCTACGTTGAGGCCTCGTCGGAGAAGGAAGCTCTGGAGGCTGCCAACTACGGAGAGTGGGAGATCCCTGCAGATGTAGAAAGCGAAGAGGTGGTAGATCGTCAGGCAGAAGAGGTTCTCGATGTGGAAGAATAATGTAATCAAACAACAGGAGCGGGAAGCTGATGAATGTGGTTTCTAATTCTCGTTCTGTTAATGATCAGCGTCTCGTTGACAACCGATGCCGATTGGGTAACCTTCGGCGTCGGACTGCTGGCTCTGGCGATGGCAGATGGATTAGTGAACTTATTTTAAATACAACTAAAAAGTTAGTTGACAAGTTCTCTTATTATGATAAGACAGGAGAAAATAAAACTTTAACAAAGGAGTTACAATGGGGTTAGATATGTACATGTACAGCACTGACAAACGTATAGAAAGTTTGGAAGTGGAAAACAGAGAAAAGAAAGAGGGAGAAGAAGAGCAAGAAAGGGAGTTAGGGTATTGGCGAAAGCACAATCGTTTGCATGGTTGGTTTGAGGAGAAGTGGTGTAATCGTCATAGTGATGTTGACACCGATTTCAACTGTGTTCGGTATTACCTTTCTCGTGATGAGTTGCTGAATTTGGAAAAAGATATTAAGGAAGAAAAGTTGCCCGCCACGCAAGGTTTCTTCTTTGGCAATGATAGTTACTCGTATGATGAACATGAGGAGCAGAAAAAATATGACTTGGACATCATTGATAAAGCAAAAAAAGAACTTGAAGCTGGTCGCTTTGTGTACTATTCAAGTTGGTGGTAATTAAGTTTCTCGGTGGCGAGTAGCACTCTCGCCACCGTTCCTCGTTTGTTTGATGTGTGCTAGTTTTGTTTATCCTCGCTAGCACGCACCAACCAAGCTCGTACGGAAAAAGATAACATCGCTTCGGTTGGAAGCACGGTACGGTCAGCACCAAGGGGAGTTTCCCAAAGCTGACCACAATATGAGTGGTCTTTTGTCAGAGTAGCTCCTGTTTTAGACCACTCGCCCTAATCTCGTTCTTTCTCGTTATCAAACATTTCTTAAAATCTTGAGGGTACTAGGATACCTCGCAACCTCGTTTCGTCAATTCTCGGGCATCTATGGAAGACTTTTTTAAGCAGGCAGCACCCAAAATGGCAGGATTGCAGAAAATCTAAAAAATAAAAATGTAAAAATTTTATCCACAAACCAAGTAAAAAATAATTAAAATTTATTTTTTATAACTATTGTAATTTGTAAAAAAATACTTATCTTATCTAAGATAAGATAAAATAATTTATCTTATTTAACTTAACAAAGAGGAAACAATGACAACAGTAAAACAAAAAAATCTGCCAACATTAAGTCAAGCAGATAAACGTGTGCTTAATTCATACGTTGCTCAATCTTACTTATACAAAAAGTATAGTAAGTTAAGAACTGATACTAAAGAAATTGTGTCAGGAATTTTTGATAGAGCAAAAATCAATATCATAATTCTTGATAACAAATCTTTTGTTCAAAAAATAAATCGTAATCAAAGGCGATTCGATTCCACTTCTTTTATTGAGTATGTAAATAAAAGTGGCGACAGTGAATTAATCGACATGGTTAATAAATTCTATAAGTCAGTGGACACAGTAGAGTTTAAACCATTTAATGCTGATTATGATGTTGCAATGAAAAAAGATTTAGGGGGTTTTGATGTCAAATAAAAACTTACCTTCTTTATTCAGTGCTATGTTAAGTGAAAAAGTTGATAGTAAAAATATCGACTTAGATAGAGTACATAGTTTAATGCAGAATGAAAAATTCAAATCATTAAATTATGAAATACTTTATAAATTCCTTGAGAGTGCTGTTGAGGAATTTATACTCACCAACAATGGCAACCCACTTGCTGATGACTTTAGAAATAGAGTTGTTAATAAAATGGGTGATGTGTTGAACTTGTTACTAACTGGCAAAGTTGCTGATGAGCAAGATAAACATTAAATACACTGATGATATACCCCCAATTGTTTCGGGGGTATATCTACTCATTAACTCTAAGTATAATAGAGTGGACTATGTTGGGTGCTCTCGGAATGTGTACCAATGTGTTATGGGTAGTTATCACTTAAACCCAAAGATACATAAGCTAAGAGTATTACAATGCTCATGGAATAACTTGCGGTACTATCAGAAAAGAATAGCCAATATGTTTAGACCTAGATTAAACTCTATTAGATAAATCTATACCGATAGAGGTACCATCGCCGATCTGGAATTAGGATCGGCGATCGGCTATCCCCACCCCCCTTTTGCTTGATTTATGGTACCAGCGACGAAGACTTTACAGTCGATTACATACATGTATAGTATGCAAAATAGATATGTCGCACGAATTACTTACAACTGAACAGTTGCGCGATAGAGTAGAAAAAGTATACATCGAACACATTAAACTGTGCCAAGATAATTTTTTGTATTTTGTTCAAACTGTTTGGCCAGATTTTATTTGTAGAAAAGAAAAGGACCCAAAGAAATGGGGCCACCATCAACATATTGCCGACGAACTTACTAAAATTTCAAAAGGTTTGAATAAGAGGCTCATTGTGAATATGCCACCACGTCATACAAAATCAGAGTTTGCATCTTATCTATTCCCAGCTTGGTTTATAGGGAAGTTTCCTAAGAAAAAAATTATGCAGGTATCTCACAACGCAGAACTTGCAGGAAGGTTCGGAAGTAAGGTTCGTAACTTAATTGATAGTCCAGAGTATAAACAGATCTTCGGAGATGTTAAACTACGAGAAGATAGTAAGGCAAAAGGCCGATGGGAGACCAATCATGGTGGGGAATATTTTGCAGCGGGTGTAGGCGGTTCTATCACAGGACGAGGGGCG